TTTTGTGCAGGATTATATAAATTCCAACTAATATAAGGAGGATCACTATGAAATTGTCCACTTGACACTAGTGTGCCGACAGGAATGCCGCTTCCACCTGTAAATAAATCATTAGAACCTCTTTGTAGATTTTCTGTATAAGGGTCTGTAGATGAACCATTGGACACAATAAACCCTGAAACCTGCAAAGCTTGCCCAAAATCCTGAGGTGTTTGACTTATGTACTTTGAAAAACTCATTTTTTTAAAAAAATATTATATTGTTAAGTTAATAACTCCAGTTTAAAATCCTTATCATAAACATACACTCGGTATGACATCCTTGTCGGCAAATCATCTCTATTTCCTAAAAAAACAGAAAAAGATGTGTTATCCCTACCATCCAAACAAAATCTTAGGTTTTTACCTAAAACAGAAAAATCTACTATATACCCTCTTATTTCTTGTGGTAGTGGGTCAAATGAAAAACTACCTTCATATTTGTAATCATTATCACTTCTTTCTTTAGTATAATATGCGTCATATATTTGATCATTTATATTTGCTTCAAGAAGCCCGTCATCATTTGGAACCGCATTAGTAACACTAGGATAATCCCCTATACTAAAACTTAAATTGCTTGATTGTTGGGTTTTTTCTAGGGTTTTACCCCTCTCTAAAGAATTGAATTTGGTTTCATTGTACATCATTGCTGTAACCTGAAATTCATTCAAAGCTTTTTCTTCTGTAGATAAGACACGATATTTGACACCTTTAATGTTGTAACCAGAATTATTATTGTCGGCAGACCAAATCGTACCTCTAGTAATCAAATTGAAATCGGTGTCGTCAGTTTCACTAATAGTCACAATATTATTTTCAGAAACAGAACTTACTGTAAAATATTTTATTTGAGGCGTTCTTTGGTTATCAATCTCTTGGTCAGTGACTCCGTCGCTAGAAGTATCTTCACGTTCTTTTGCTAAATTTGATAAATCTTTAGAAGACTTATTCGCTTTTGGAACCATGAAATAAATTTTTTGACCCACAATGTTTTCGCTTACTCCTTTGTCAAGTGTGACAGCTTTATCTCTAAAATTAATATCTATTATTCTACCGCCATACCTTTTAACAGTTTTAAAATTATCTTGTATAAGTATAATATCTCCCGGCAATAAAAACCCACCCTCTTGTCCAGTCGAGAATTGAACTACATCCGTTTCAGTTTGATTTGTATATAAAATCCATTTAGCGATTCTTTTTGCTTGGCTTGTAGATGTAGTGCCTATAGCAACAACCTCTTGTTCATTATACCCAAATTGCCTCAATGCCGGAAAATCTTCAGCATAAGCGACTTTAACTTTAAAATTATCATTAGCATCATTATACCTCACGACCACACTGGAAGTTCTTGATGTTTTTGCGCTACCCGTGTAAGCAAACGTTCCTGATGAAACGTTCGAATTATTAAACATTAAAACTGCATCTTTAGGTTTATCTATAGAAGGAAAAAGTAACCCTTCGCTCCAATAAGTCATACCTCTAAATATTGCTGCTATATTATTTATAGTATTTAAAGCTTCATCCCTATTATTAAAAACAACATTGCAAGTGAATCTTGACTCTAAGATAGGTAACTCCCCCAAATACTGTCTAACGATGTAACCTGAAGTAACATCTTTTAAAGAATAAGATTTATTATATTTATCTTCAAACGACCTAGCTTCGTCAGAGTTAAGATAAGATTGAGCATTATCATCTATAATAATTTTTTTTATAAAATCTTTTGCACTTATAGATTCAACACTGTCGTCTGAGCGGTTAAATAAAAAGTGTTTTTTTAAATCTGGATAATTCAAAAAAACATCTTCAACTCCAAAATCTTTTATTATTTCAAATTTAAAAACTGAACCATCAATATTTATTTTTTTTATTATACCTTTGTAGTTATAATCTATATCATTATTTCCATCTTTTAACTCCATAAAACAAATTTCAGAACCTAATTCAAATTTAGATTGTAAATTCGAGTCATTGTTTGTTGTTATTTTAAAAATACTTGAACCTTTATTTACTGAAAATTCATCAAACGGGTGCAGTCCCGTGTTTCCAGTGGGAATTAATTCGTCGCAATATTTAGATATAGAATATAAATTCCACTTATCCAACATAGATTGTTGAAACGCGTATTTACCTAACCCATACCTGTTATTTGTCATTATGTCATAAAGAATCCAAGCTGGGTTATCTGTCCATTTTTTATTTAAAGCAAAAGTTCCATTCCAATTCCCTTCATACGCCTTTGCTTCAGCGTCATAATTAGAAGGCACATTTATCTTTAATAATTTTAAATCAAAAGATCTTTTAGGTATTTGAGCGAAAGCAGAAGCATCAAAAATATTACCTATAATTGAGCTGTTAGGGTACCTTAATTTTTCTTTTATATTTTCGACTAACGAACTTACAGATAAAGATTTATTAGCTTTTGTAAATGATGGCTTAAAATCCTTATCTACTCTTGCAATTTTTATATATCTTTTTTTTGTACCTTCTGAGGGTGGAAGGGGTATATGGTAACTACGTATGTATTCTGACGAAGCAAAACCTCTTATAAAACAAGATAAGTAACCTATAGAGCCTCCTTCATCTAAAGATATAGAGTCTCCCTCGTAACCAACTTCAATAACAAATGAAGTATTTACAGTGTAAGCGCCGCTATTTGCGTTATATTGGCCAGTAAAACCCATATTCAAAACTAATTCATCTACATTATGATTTATAACTGTATGCACAAAAGGGAATTCTGAGTATGCAAAACTAGGTTTTGTCTTGCTGCTAATTACCGTATCATAATCATAACAGTAGTCTGTGTTCTGCTCTGCTTGGGCTACAAAATTTACACCGTTAATACTAACATTACTTAATGTTGCTGTATGAGGGTTTGCAAATAAAGCTACGCCGTAGTTAAAGGTTTGACTCGCCTTAGCAAAAGAAAGTCCTTTATTTAAATCTGATAAAGCTTTTTGTTTTTCGGTTCCTAGTCTAATTTCAGAAAAAACAGTTCTATAATTATAGGTATTTGTTTTTGTATTTTTTACAGCATTACCATCAAAATATAAACCTTTGAAATAATCACTATTTTTATTTATATCATTAGATAATAAAATTAAATCACCGTTGTTATCGCAAAGGCCAGCTACTTCACCTTCAGATAAAATATCAACGACTTGATAGAATGATGTTGATTCTTTTTTATTTTTTTCGTCTCTTGCTACCTTATTAAATCTTGTGATTCGCTTATTTGTAATTTTGTCAGTGCTGTACTCATTCAAAGTATAAGGGGTATCTTCTGCATTTACAAGCTCAGCAGAAGGACAAACTGTTTTTGCGTTTAAGCTCCCCCAATTATTACGGTACTGATCTAGACTTACTGAATGACTCATATTAATTAAATTTTGCTATTGACGAAGATGCGATATCTATTTGTTCTTTTTCTATTGTGTTTGTGCTGTCAGAAAATAAAGTTTCATAAAAATTATTTTCTAAAGTGAGACTTTTATCCACATTTATCAGACTCACAGATAAAATAGTGCTACCTACCTTAAACCTGCCATAACCAACAGGAACAGGAGAGCCTTGTTTGGCGGCATTCTCTGCCTGACTAAAAATGTAAGAAGATGTTGAAGCTGTATCAGGATCATCCGGCGCAAGTAGTTTGCTCATAAGAAGATTCATTCCTATAGCAAAAGCAATATTAATAATCACCGCAGCAATTTTCATCTTAAGTGTTAATTTTGCTCCTGCTGCAACTATAGTCATAATAGTGATCCCTATAGCCCCCATGAGTATAGGAAGAATAACTACCTCACTACCTTTAACATTAACTAGGTCAAAATTTTTATCTGATGTCATTTTGCCATCCACAAAGATGCTCATTTTGCGTTTCCTGTTCAAAGAGGTGTATTTTCTAAGCATTCCAGTGTTAGATTCTATAGCTCTAAAAACTTCAGATAATTTTGAGCAAGCAAATTTGTGGTGCTTACCTACTATTTCTCCAAGTCTGCCATGTATAATAACATTTGTCATTAGTATATTATACACTTTCAAATGCAAAAATAAACTTGTTTAAAAGAATAGGGGTCAAAAAAACAAAAATTATCATCAACAACTGAATAAATTAAAGAAAAATGGCGATGCTCTTTCGCATAATCTAAATCTTCACTACTGGGAGAAGTTGAGCCAAAAACATGAGAATGCCATATAAAAGATACACTCTCCTCTCTTATTATATCGAAATAGCTCTCGGGAGATATTTGAAAAAAAAATCTTTTATTATTGTGAATATTTTCAAGAAAATGCAGATTTTTATCTGTGGCTATGCCGCAACATTCATAGTCACGATTCGAACAGTGCATTTGTATTTTTTTAAAAAACAAATTAAAACTTGTAAGACTCGATTGATGGAAATCCTCCAAATGGTAACCCTTTCTTATAGTCTTTAGAGTAATGCTTAAATCTTATTTTGCACCCAGTTAAATTTTTCGAACACTTATCCGCAACCCAATTTTCTTTCTCAAATTGAGGGTTTTTGCCTGTAGTAGAATCTTTAATACAAACATAAAAATGATTACTTAAACAGTCGTCGTTTTCTTGCTCCCCAGATTGACCTATTTTACTAAAAACATTAAAATAAGATTTTATTCTGACTATATGCCCTCTATAGTAAGTTGTAGTTTTATCATAATCTCCTTTGTAAGCATTGTTAGGTAAATCAATATCGTAGCCATCTTTGTCCCAAAATATTTTATTATCTTCATCTGCTACTGGAACGCCAAGGTTACCAATAGACAAACCTCCATCTGTAAAAATGTTTGTATCTTTTTTATTCTTTACCGTTTGTTCAAATTTGGCATCTTGACCATACAAACACCCTTCCCCCCTGTAAACCCAAGGGCAATAATTAGCAACCATTATTCTTGCGGGTAATTTAGCCCCCTCATATTCAAGGGGAGAAATAAGCTCAAATTCAACAAAAAACTTGTTTTCTTGCGATTTTTTATTTATTAAAAACCTATCATCACTGAATCTAGCTTCAGGATCAGGTATGGCAAAAGGATTAAAACTATTAGGAAAGTTTACTGAATCTAAATATTTTAAAAAAGTTCTTTTTCTAGTGAACATATGCCCAACCAGATCAGATCTTGTTTTTATGGCGTCACTCATTAAGCCTTCCAAGTTCGCCACAGTCAAAGTCGGTCTAGGCATTTTACCATCGCCTTTTTTCTCGAATCCTACAGCATCTACTGGAATAGAAATATAGGTTCTGCCATCAAAAACTATATTAGAAGAGGATATAGTGCCGGGATGAAATCGAAAAATTCCATCTTGCTCTCCTAAATCTATCTCATATAACTCAATGATAGTGTCAGGTAAAAGGTCTAATAAAGAAGAATTGAATGATTGTGTTGACATAATTATTAGCTAGTTGTTTTAATGTATCCAGCAAACCCTGAGTTATCCTCTACAGTGTTGTTTTGAGTATTAGCATCTATTGATGTGCTAGTGATAATCTGCAAAGGTTTACGAGCTCTTTGCGATAAAGTTAAATACACGGAGTCTCTTTCTCTTGGAAGTAACTGTTTGTTATACATAACTATATCCGAAATGTTAAAACTTGTTTTTTGGCCACCGTATGCCCCAAGAATGGGATTTATATCAAAAGTTAAATTCGACAATGTAACATTTTTATTTTTAATTAAAGGTTTGTTATCAATATATACAGAATACAGAAAACTAGAGCCGCTTTTTTTAGCAGTGACATTGTAAACAAAAGCATAACTAGGTAAAGTTTCAACTTCAGTTTTAACTGTTAAAGATGTCAAAGGGCTACCAGCATCACATGGCATGCCAGTTGATTCTTGTATATTCCAAACTTTATTATTCCTACCTGTAATATAGATTCCCTGATGAACTGCATAGCCTCCATTTGAAAATTTAGAAAAAACATAATTGCTATTATTACGATTTCCATCGTTCTTGAATTGCCTTCCTGACCGAAAAGAATTAGGAAAAACAACATAGAAAAAATCAAACTCTTCTGTATTTCCACTTAACAGATTAGAACTCTGCACCCCCTCTATAGTAGCGGTGTCGTTGCCGTCAAACTCTATAGAGTTTTGATCATTAAAATACTGAGTCCTCGATGTCTCTGAATAAAATTTTGGCTTGGTTGATCCTATACCTGTTATTTTTACATCTGATATTGTTAATCCAGTTTTTACTTCTGCGGCTTGCCACGTTTCTACAGTTTGGTTATTTGCTGCACCATTAGTTCCTGTATGATAAACTGTCGTGTTGGCATCCCATCGAGCTATAAACCCTGATATTTCACTTATCTGGAACTGCGTATCAGCAAAAAGCAGTGTACCCATTATATTGGATTTGGTATACGCAGTACTATCACTCTTAATTGCATATCCGCCCCTTCCTCCTTTGGCAGGGCCTTTCTCTTCTTGGTTTACAAATTCAAATATTTCATTTAAATTTCCGCCTGCTATTTTAAAAAAATCTAAAGTAGCACCATCACTGCCAAACAAACCAAATGCGCCGCCATTGCCACCCTGTGAAATTTGCTTATCTAAATCTAAGGCTCTACCTTGACCAATTGTTGTAAATGATCCTCTATTGATATCTAGCATTTCATCATTTGTAGAGCTATATAGAATACCATTTCCCGGTAAAAAAGTGGCTCCCGCTTGAGACTTCCCATAGCCTTGACCTCCGCCTCCAAAACCTGCAGTTTGTAATCCTATAATGTCTGTATAGCTTAATTGGCGATCCTGTTCTTCACCATTAACAAGTATAGTTGCGCTCTCTGTGCCTAGATTAGATGTGATAGGCTTAATAACAATTTCATCACCCTGCTTTGTATTATCCCTAATTAAAGCCGCAGCTTTTGCGGCAAAAAGCGGATCTCCACCACCACCACCGCCGCCCCCAGCATACACTTTAAATTCAGGTGCGAGATAAATCCTAAAAGTAGAAATATCCTGTCTGATACGTATAGCATCTCCCCCTTCACCTCCTTTTTCACTCAGGTAAGATTTGCCAAAAAGGATTCTGCCCCCACCTGTTACGTCCCATTTTACATCAGTGAACCCGCCGGAACCACCTCTTCCACCGTGACCAATGATTCTAGCCCCATCTTTTACATATAAATTAATATTTAATTCTTGAGGAGACGAACCTACTTCAATTTTTTCCCCAGTATCAATAGCGGGGCTATTTGAATTATTTGATCCTACTATAAAACTCTCGCTTACTATAAAATGTGCGCCAGTATAATAGTCTGTGAAATTAGCGTTATTTATTCCTCTTTTATCAAGTTCATATACAAAGCGACTATTTAGATTTACATTTGTCTCATTATTGTCAAGATAAATTTCTAAAGCCCCTTTATCAGCAGTAGATAATTTTATCGTTGGGTCTGGGTTACCACCGACAGGCAAACTAGTAGAACCTGAAACCAAGCCTGTTAAAACATCACTATTAACAGCTTCCTCAAAAGAGTCTGCCCCAGAACAATAAACCCAATCAGAATATGATGCTAAGTTGTTAGAAGTATCATAATGTTCACCTCTTATTCTGTAGTAATAATCTGTATTTGAGGTTAAACTTGTATCAGAATAAGTATTGAATCCATTTATACCTGTAGAAGTCCCATAATAAAAAGACTCTAAAAAATGTCCGCCTTCAGACGGTGGTAAGGTAATTGGTTTTTCAGTTTTACCTATATTTATATATTTTAAATCGCTCCAAGTTTGAGTAGCATTTGTTGACCTCTGTATGTGATATTTTTCAAAGTAATATCCAGTAGGAGGATTAACCCATTGTAAATCATGATAATAAAGCCCTAAATCATCTTTTTGATTTGTGATCCCTAAAAATTTCTGAGGATGAGCTGGAATTAACTCGCTGGTACTACCAAAATGCCCAGTAACATAACCCGTCAAATCTACACGTATAACTCCTAATTCTGGTTGCCCATTATAATAAGTTCTATCTTTTGTTCCATCTATTTCAGAAACAAAACTCAAATTAACTTGAGTAGTGTAAGCTCCAGTTCCAGCGGGACCAGTAGCACCTAAAGGGCCAGAGACATCTTTAAGACCATAAAAGTCAAAAGGTATAAATTTTGTGCTGCCCGCTAATATACTTACTCTTTTATCTTGATCGTTGTTTAGTTGTCCACTGATAAAATCATAAGCCTCTATAACATCGTCTTGTTCTTCTAAAGTCATTCTTACAGTAGTGGTGCCGCTGTTAGTTAAATAAAAACCTGTACGTATGCCAAACCCTGTTTGTACGGCAAACTCCATGCCGGTAACACCTATATAACCAGTGCCTTGTGCTCTTTGTGTGACTGCTGTAGGTAAACTCATGATAAGAAAGGATCTACTGTAATTAAATTAAGAAATTCTATTTCGTAAGACGTATAATCTACAGGTTGCTCCTGTAACATTATTGATATATCATTATTATCTTTAAACTTTATGGCGTGCTTCCACTCTGTGCATAAAAAAGGTTTAGTTTTGTTATAAGGAGATGGGGGCGTAAATAGAAATTGATCATAACCTCTATGTTTTTCTAGGAAATGTAAAATTGCTTTAGCTTGTTTATCTGTTCTAGATGTTAAATTTATATTTAGTTTTAATAAAGATTTGTTTAAACCATCTTCAACACGAACAATAAAATCATTCTGAAAATTTTGCTTGAAAAATCTAGGAGATTCATTAAAAGAAATACCTTTATTCAAAGGCCAATAAAAATGTTTTTTTGTCCATAAGGTATTGTTTCCTATTGGCCCATTATCATTTGTAGCTACAGCCTCTGATGCTCCTGTGTAATAATACCAGCCCGAAGTTGCTGGCGTAAAATCACTACCGCTACCATAAATAATATCGTCTTCTGAATAAGAATTCCCAGCGGCCCAAAATCCACTTGTATTAGAAAACGGTATATAAAAATCCTTCCAATCCGTAGTTGACCTATCTTCATTGTGAAGAGCCAAACTTACAGAATTAACATCGGGATATTCTAAGTTATTACTAAAAGATTCTACAAAAAACTCTAACTCTTGATCGTAAGGCGCAAATGGCGTCCAATAAATACCAGAATATCCACCGCTGGGTTTAGCACCTTTATTAAATGAATCCTCTAATAAATGAATAATAGCTTTTGATTCTTTATCTGATCTTTTGCTCAAATGTAAATTAAAAGATGATTTTATAGAGTTTTCAGATTTATTTAAATAATTAAAATATCCATCCCCATAATTTATTTCATAATATTTATTTTTAAACTCTACAGACGCCCCATAAGAAACTTCCGCGAAAAATTTATTTGTCCAAGGACCATTTGTGACTGTAGGTAAATTAGAGGCAGCAGAAGTTGCCGCAGCTCCGGTGTAATAATAATGACCAGAAGCACTCTGTGCAGCAGGATGTCCTATGCCACCATCATCAGTATATCCGCTATAGTAAACTATATCGAATTTTGAATAATTGTTGCCTAGCTCAAAAGCTGAAACATTTGTTATATTTGTGTCTCCAGAATTTAAAATCATACAGCAGCCTTACCTGTTAAATATTCTTGGGAGATGGATAGTGATCCCTGCATAAATCCATTTGCTGCCGCAGATATATCATTTTTATATATTTGTCCTGTGCACCCAAACTCAGCTAAAGCAGAATCTCCGTAAACATCATAAATATTTATAGCAACCCCAGCATTATTACCTGTAAAAGAAATAGCGTTACCAAAATCTTCACCTTTAACAGATAAATTTATCATTACATTTTCTTTGGTTACTCTGTATGGAACTTCGTTGCCGATTGTAACGACAGGGTTTCTATCTGTTGACACAGAATAATCAAATGATATTTGTTTGTTGACTTTTAAGTTGTCTCCTGCTAAAAAAGATCTTAACCCATGTCCTATAGGAACATCTTCCTGTATAGAACTATAAGATTCAAAAGTTGCGTCTGAATCCCCGTCATTATTCAAGACGCCTAAAGATCCATATAAATCCATTTCAGACTCAAATAAGATTGGCTGAAACGGCGCTACAGAAAAACTTAAAGATTTAATAAATCCGCTTTCAAAAGTCATCCCAGCAAAAGATCCACTTAGAGCTTCTCCAGTATGCTCTATAGCCGTCAAAGGGTTTAAAAAGTCATGAAAATCTCCAGTACAGTAATGAGAGAAGTTTAAGGACCCCTTGACTGGTCCTTGCGGAGCATAACGAATAATCGAGCCCGTCACATCTGTCACAGGCTCCAATGAAGCGTCAAAAGAAAGTCTGGCGTTTTCAGCAAATATACTTGTATCTGCCACTTTCAATAATGCTTTTTCGTATTTTATGAATTTAGTTGCCATTAAGTTATTTTTAATTCGTAATGTAAACGTAATATCCCGCTAAGAGAGCCACATGCCGATGTTATGCCAGCAGAAATATAATCTCCTGCATTAAATGCTAAATAACTGTTGGGGGTAGAAGATATATCTAATGACGATAAATCAAGGACACCAGAATCTTGCTTATAACCCACAGTAGAGTAAGTCACTAAAGCTTGCGTATTACAGTAATATTGCGTTTCTTGTCCGCCTATACTAGTTTTATCCCCGCACCAAAAACCCAATTTAAAAAATGGATTAGTCAGAGAACTTAGAGCCCCCCTTGTGGTCAATTCTGCTTTAATTAATCTTCCGCCATATGGAGCCTTAGACCAAGCAGAGTGGGCGTTTCTGCAATTTACATCAGTAAGACTAGAATAAGAATTGCTTGGTATAGCTGTATAACCCAAATCATAAAGCTCAGCAAGATATTCTCCGTCTTGCCCCATAGCCGGAAAAAAGTTAAACCAATTACCATAAGTAACGTGGCTAGAACAATCTAGACCAGTAAAAGGTATATTTTGTACGCATATAAATCTTCCAGTATTATGACCAGTATTAGTTTTATTGTGGGTATGAATATTATGAGCTAAAGAAGCGGACCCTCCAGTATTAATGTAAAATAAATTATTACAAACAGTGGAGTTGTCAAATTTTGCGCAACTTGAACTACTTAATTCAATATCTTTGTAACCTATACCAAAATACTTGTTACTACTTCCATCCTCAAATGTTCCTGTTATCCAATTAACTTTTTGACCACTACCATCTTTATTTGAATAGCTTACGACATTGGAGTATGCAGAAGAACTTGTATTCTTGAAATATATTACTGAACCGCTAGTATGAGAAGAATAAAAATCCCCGACTAACAATTGGTCAGTTGACACATTTAAAGCAGCGCTAAGAGTAGTTGTCCTGACTCCGAGGCTCCCGTCACTATTAATATTTATATTAGAATTTGCGAAGGAATTAGATGAACCCAAACTAAATCCACTTCCTGTATTAGATAAATACAAGCTGTTAGTGACTGTTGTTCCAGAGTCTCTTCTTAATTCTATTACAGCTCCATTAGCAGCGTTTTGCACAATGGTGTCAGAACCACTAGCTGAACCTTCAATGTGTAAAGTTGCATTAGGGACAGTTTCACCTATACCTATTTTACTGGATACTTCATAAATAACACTGTTAGTTAATGCTGAGCTACTACTCCATTTTGGTATATAATTAGCATTACCACTACCGCTTACAGTTCCGCCGCCTAAAGTAGAAGTATCAACCCACTGATAATTCTCATTGCCTAAAGATTTTAGGTATTGATTAGCTGAACCTGAAGCTCCCGTGCAGTCAAAAATCCCTCCTGTTACGTAAAAATCTCCATTTACTTGCAAATCATAATTTGCGGTAGTACCCCCTACGCCAACATTTCCGCCATCCTTTATAAATAAAGATGCGTTTCCCCCGTCATCATAAAAAGTTATGCCACTAGCATTAAGAGCAGAAAGGCTCTCTCTCTTAAAAAGGTTGTCAACAGTGATATTTTTTATTTCAGGGTTGGTAGATGAAGATGCCTTGTCCCCCATAAATAAAACGTTACAACCCTGAGTGGTCGTTAGTGTGTTGTAGTCTAGTATCTTTGGCATTTTTTAAATAAAGTTTCTAAATTGTAAATCTATTGCTAATAAACCGTCAACAGAGGTTGTTATGCTTTCTGATAACAAGTTCCCTGATGCTGGTATGTTTCCATTGTAAGCTGTTATACCTAATCCATCATCTTGAATTATTTGATTATTGTGATCTTTTATAAATTCTGAGTTATGATCTAATAACCCATCTAACGTGCCTTCTTTTAACGGACACTTAATATTTACACCTAAAGATTTATATACGCCGCTTCTAACATTATCTATCATGTTTGCAGTATAATAATCATCAATTTCCACTGTAAAATTGGTTGATAATTCTACAGGTGTTTGCGTTATAACCTGAGTTGGCGCATAATAGTTCTGGCTTGTTTTTTGTTTTAATTCATAAATAGGCGTTCTTGTTATATTATATTCTTGACTAAACTTAGTAATTCTATTACTATCGCTCTGATCCACCGATAAAATTATATTATCTTGGTTTAAAAAGCATAAATGCGGCAAAGTATGAATGCCTGAGTAGTCCAGTTCCCCATTCCTTACCCCACTGCCTAATTGCCCAAATACAGTGAAAGTACATCTAACCTCAGGTATAGATCCCACTTCTGCAGAAATAGAATAATTAGTTAAATACCCAGAAGTGAAACCTATAACCTGACCATTACTTTCGCTTAAATCGCTAGCATAAATAAGAGACCCATCAACACCGTAATCACCTGTCAACTGAATCAATGGGTCATCATATATATAATTTCTAGTAAAAGAAATTTCCCCCTGAATAGGTTCAGCTAATACAGGCTGAATATGACCACCACCCAAAATATTAACAGGTGTACGCGCAACACTATAACTCATACTGAGATCCGTAATCCCCGATATGCCCGTGCCTCCAACATAAAAAATATGTTCGTAACTTGGTGATGCGTTATATGCCATTTTATCTTGCTACTTTAGTTTTGCTTAGTGAACCACCTGTCCTTTGTTCTTCGTTTATAACCTGAAGAACAACGGTTCTAACTCTTTCTGAAAGATCTTTTGCTTTCGTTTTCTCATCAGAAGTTCCGCTCTGATCATTACCTTCTGAACCACCCTCAGATTCGTTAGAGCCTGAACCCATGTTTATACTAATATTAATATTGTTAGTGTTAGACGAATTAGATGACCCTAATTTTTCCGCAGATTCAGCAACGCTACCACCGCTTTGATATCCCGGTATGTATCCGCCGTTTATTCTGCTCATAAAACCTAAACCGTATTTTTTAACAGCTTTATTGTTCATAACAAATTCTCCACCAGCCATAAATGCTGGTACAGAATCTACATTACGAGGACCACTAGATATATAACCACCTGATTGACTCCCTAATGTCATAGATGCGCTACTACCGACTTGGCTATCAGCGTAACCACCGGGAGTTAAAGGCATTCCGAATTTATCAGCTTTAGGAGCGCCATTAGCAAATTTACCTGATCCTTTCATAGCGCTAGCTCCAGAGCTTATAGCAGCAGATACGGCAGTTTGAATAATCATGTTTCTTAAAGCTGTTTTTTTAGCTTTCTTTTCTTGCCTTCTTTGTTCCCTAGCAATTGCTGCATCTCTCATTTCACCTAATAATGGGTCGTCGCCAGCAAAATACTTGCTACTCATTCTTCCGCTATCTACGCCCATATTTAAAAATGCCCCACCACCTTTAAATCTAGGGGCTATTCCAAAATTCAACCTATCAATAGCCGAAGGACCACCTAAAGATCTTACTGCGTTACGATTAAGAACATACTCGCCGTCCTCAAGCATAGCCGGATTCCTATCCCCAGTACGATTGCCAGATATATACATGCCGTTTTGAGCCTTAATAAACCCTCCTTGCTGTTTCCCCCCAATTGTCATTACACTTCCAACAATATTTTCTAAAGCTTGTCGGCGCATAATGCGCATAAAATCCATAGCCATATCTGTTAAAGCTCCTTTAAGATCTTTGGTTTTATCTAAAGTAGCTTCCATTGCAGAAACCATGCCGTCCCTAAATTGCATAGGAATATCTCTCCCCAACTGATACTGAAATGTTTCCAGATCATCCCCAACCATACCCATACCTTCGTCAAGGCCCACCCCAAATCCACTTGGCCCACGCTTTTGAAGGTCTCTTAAGAATTTTTCATTTATTTGCCTATATTCTTCGTTAAATTTATCTCTGTCAGCTGAAACTTTTAATTCAATTTGTTTCCTATCTGCTGTAGCATTAACTTGAATTTCTTTCTGTCTTTTTACAAAATCATTAAAAGCTATTGAATAATTTACATCCCCCGGATCAACTTGTCCTAAAGTTTTACGCCTTGCGTCAGCGATAGCTCGTTCTTCATCTGCG